TTAGAAACTGAGATGTCAATAGGATTACCATCAAGGGCAGTCATCACAGAAATAGGAAAGAAGTTATAATAGTTTCCTGCTTCTGAAAAGATTATGTTCTCATCTGAAAGAATTCCAAAGCGGTTCTTATGAAACAAAATGTCATTAATTTTACCACCTGTAAAGGTTGCAAAGGGATTTGAAGTGTCATCTCCTGCTTTCCTTGAAGACCAGCCATATCTTGCTCCAAACGAAGAGGTGGCTCCAGTTCCAGCAGCTACTTCTTTTACAGGTTCATAGAGAAAGAATTTCTGTGGAGTGGCTGCATTATCATATAAACGTATTAGTCTGTGTGGCATTGTTGTAACATCAAAACCTGTATCCAAACTAGGAGCTAAAGTTTCTTTCCATACTCCTTCACCACCTGTCTCCTGTTCATACTTTACATAGAAGTCATCCTGAGTTGCGGAAGCATTTCCAACTACTTTTACTATGTAGCCTATAGGAACATTTTTTCCTGGAAGACTAGTAAATGAAAGAGTCTCATTCTTTATTCCAACTAAAGACGCTCCTCCTTTAGAATCCTGAACTTCTATAGTAAAAGGTTGCTTACATTTAAGAGAGAGTACACTACCAGAAGTGTCATCCATAGAAACAACAAAGTTAGCTGTTGCTAGGACATTTTCTATGACTGCAATTGCATCAAAACCTGGCTCATAGAGAGCATCAGATTCTCCATTTTCATCTCTATTTATTACACATTTCCAACCTCCGAAACCTTCTATAGGATCAGTAGAGTCAAAATCATCCCATGCACCTTCAGTAACTGGATAAGTAGAAGTACTTGTCTGACCTTCCTTTAAATACTTTGCTATATTAGGAGTTCCTATATGCTTCTGGTTGAGGTTTACAGTAGAAGAAGGAGTTTGAAGACCTATTCTGTAAGTTCTTTTACTGGCAATAGCAGTTCCAGCTACTCCAGCAGGATTAATTACTAGCTTTATTACATACTTACTGGAATAGTCTCCTGTCTTTACATAAATAAGTCCTTCATCTGTGTAGCCAGTACCATCAGTAAGCTGTACTGAACCTGCAGAAGAAGTTCTAGTAGTTACACCTTCTCCAGACACTACTGCATCTGTTGCGGCTTTTACTACCGTTTTAGTTTTATTAATCAAGAATGTAGTATCTGCTACAGTAGTTGCTACTATGTTGTCTGCTATTCCTCCTGCAGTTGATCCTATATCAAGATAAACTAAATCTGCAGAAGTAATAGTTGTTGCACTAGCTACTGCATTATTAGTATTGCTTTTTACAGGTACAGAAACTCCATCCTGATCATATATAGTTAAGGTTTTTACTGTACTTGAAGCTGTTCCTGCTGCTCTAGTAAGAACCATTGTGTATTCTTCAGTTCTATCCCTTCGGATACTATGAACAAAAGTGTCATCTACTAAAGTACTTGTAATCTTATTTTTGTGTTCAGTTCCTGGACGTTTCTCTAAACCTCTTGCAACAGTACTATAACCATTTACTTGTCTTTCACATTGCGAAGATAATCTTATTTCAGGAGGCTGCTGAGAAATACCGTTAATCAAATTAGGGATCGAAGAGGATACTAATGGCATCAGGAATATAAGATTCTTTGAGATTCTAAGAGAGATGCTGATCCAGTAATGTTTCTATCTAATGCACGGAAAGTGTCATAGTTATCGAAAACATTATAATCAGCTACTTGTGATTCAGCTTCTCTGAGTGCAAATAAAGCTTGTTGTTCATCTTTATACTGTAGTTGAGTCATCTCTCCAGAACCAAGAATATTTTCTTGGAATTTTCTACCTGCTCTGAGAGTAATGTAACGTCTTGCTACTTCAGGAATTTCTTCAAATTCAAAGAGTTGAATCATGTCTACAACAACTTCATCAGTAAACTCAAAAGTGTTCTTGGTACGGTCATAAAGCTTCTGATTCCTCAGAACAATATCGGTATCATAGTTCCTTCTTAAAGAAGTTGTGTCTATTTGGAGACAATTGGAAGGTACAGGAATATGATTGACTGAGTTTGTGCTTAGTGTGTATCTTATGTCTGTATTAAATGCCCATCCTGCAGACTGAACTTCACGAGAAATTGTATCGAGGGTTATGGCAGCTATCTCTGCTTCCTGAAGACCAGAATTTAAAGTGTTTACTGGAGCTTCTCCAACGCCAATAAGCATTGAATTAATAGCATCTAGTTTGGAAGTTAATGATATAGCCATTTTATTGTTTGGAAGGATTGTAAAGAGGGTGTAGAGGAGGTATGGAGAACTATTATGCCTCCTCTACGAAAATGGGATATGGCAAGAGGATTAACCATACCCCACAAAGAGGTTACTATGAAACAGGAGCCTTTAATGCTACAGCCATTCCTGGACGTAGTATGTTGTGACCCATTGCATACTTAGCAACTAATAGAGTACCTTGACGTTGGATCTGATACTCAGACTCAACAGAAAGATCCATCAGTTTCACAGTTGCAACTGCATCTTTACTCATAACTAAACCACGAACTAAACTTGCTTCAGTAGTGTAGTTAATATTAGCAGTACCGTCAAGACCTCCAACAGCACCAATATTACTACCAGTAGCTACTACACCAGCAGTAGTTCCTGGAAGGTTGTAATGAGCAGCCCTGTTAGATTCAGCAGCACCAAGAGGAGCTTGTCCTGTTGTAGTTGCTGTAGACCATAGACTACCTGCCCATGCAGAACCACTATCAGTACCTAAATGAGGAGTTCTAACAATAGGGATTCCTGCAATAGTAGGTAAATCAAGACCAACTACTGATCCACTTCCTCCTACATCTCTATTGAACATATGCAATACAGAGGTAGCTTCTGCGTTAGTGGTTGCCTTAAACAAATGGTAGTACAAGTCTGAAGCTATGACACATACCAAATCATCCATAGGCGCACCTGCGGCTTCTAAGATACGTTTAGCTTCAATAACACCTTCCATCCAATAACCAGCTTTTTTGGAATTGGCATAGCTTGCGGCATAGGTTACGTTTGCTGAGAAATCTTCTTCATCCCAACCAGCGTAATCTTGGATAGCTAAAGTTGCTCTGTGCTTATTAGTAGTTAAAGCGCCTTTAACAGCCATACGAAGAATGTTCTGATCTGCTTCTTTTGCAAGACCATAAGCTGCTTCTGCTGTATAGACTGAACGAATATCAAAATGTGACATCGCTTCATCAATATTTGGAATGAATTGATGTGCCACTAAGAGATCGTCAATTGTTACTAAGCGTTCTGTATGCTTTGACTCCACATTCGGGATAAGTTCATTTCCTGGAGTGTGATAAGCCGCTGCACGGTTTTTACCTGTCATAATGAACTGTGCAGATTTTCCGTTCTTAATTGAACGAACCCTACAATGATCCATCATAATGTTTTTGGTCTGAAATGCAGTCATTACTTCACCAGCATAAAGCTTTAGAAATAATGCTCTAGAACTGGTAGGTGTACTATTATCACCATTAATTCTACCTGCACGTTGACCAACATAATTAGTTGCTGACATATTTTCCTTTTATTGTCATATTGTGTAGTTATGCTATTTTACTAGCATGTTGTGATACGAACCCTCGTATTACTACATACGACAATTAAGGTTATCCTCCTCAGAGGGCAATAATTGTTCTTAATGTATTTATGCTTGGGTTACATAAGGTTAGAAGATGCTAGTTTTCTAGAAACTTCTTCCCTAAAAGCAGAGTCAGTTTGATACTTCGGATCGTTCATTGCTTCCGACATTTGTGATAATGACGTAAAAGTTCCTGAACTAGAAGTACCAGTAGTACCCTGTATAAGATTTGGCGAACTTCCGTTTGCCATTTGATATTGAGCGTTGAGACTCTTAATAGCAAATAAGCTATCTTGGTTGTTAGGACTCTCTAACGCTCTGTTAAATGCATCTATTTCGTTTTGAGGTAGACTATCTCCTGCCCATTTTACTAAGTCTTGGTAGTTCTTTTCTCCTCCTACAGTTCCAAATGCAGTCTCAGTAAGACGATCTGAAATAGCTTCTTGACCTTCAATCCATGAATCAACCATCTCAGTAGACATACCTTTACCTTGAAGTTCTGTGTACGACTCTGTAGATAACTCTCCTTTCTCCGAATACTCATTTGCATATTTGTTATAATCTAAACCTGCGTTTGCTAAGGTTTTCTGAGCTTCTTGAATTTGTGCCTGTTGTTCTGGAGAAGGAGTCTGCGGAGGTGATGTAACCTCATCGTTGTTCGGCACAGACTCCGTATTAGAAGATAACTTTTTCTCTAATTCTCTATATGCCTGTGCCATATCTTCAGGACTCTCAAACTTCTCAGGCAACCAACTAGGATTTCCATCTTCTCTTTCTACTGCACTTACACTTTCTGCAAGTTCTACCATTGCTTGCTCATGCTCTGGAGTACCTTCTACTGGAGGTGGAGCATCTTCATGAGTACTTATTTGTTCAAGGTCTGCCATATATATTTCTCCTCTATTTAAAAGTTAATTAGTCATTTCTGGTGGAGG